TGTTACAGCGACCCCTAACAGCAATACGATTACTGGTAGTGATACTAGATTTAGAGATCAATTAAAGGCTGGTGATAAGATTGTTATTCGAGGAATGACTCATACTGTAACATCGGTAGAGTCACAGACTTTATTATATGTTGCTCCTGACTATAGGGGTGCAAATACTAGTACTAAAGTTAAACTATGTAAGATTGACGATCGATTATTTTATCAGGATTCGTGGAATAGGGACAGTGCTGACGGCACAGGACCAAGCGGATACAATATTGACGTTACAAAGATGCAGATGATCGGAATCCAGTACACATGGTATGGTGCTGGTTTTATCGACTTCATGTTAAGGGGCAAAGAAGGCGATTTCTTGTTTGTACACAGAATTAGAAACAATAACGTAAACACAGAAGCATTTATGCGTTCAGCTAACTTACCTGTTAGATATGAAGTTGTCAATGACGGTGCTGTGGCAAGATTGTCTAGCAATATTACTGCATCATCAACATCTGTTCCTTTAGATAGTACCGAGGATTTTCCGGATACAGGCACCGTATACATAGATAATGAACTTATTTCTTACACCAGTAAAACATCGTCATCGCTCACTGGATTAACAAGGGCTGCAACTATGCAACAGTTTGCAGCAGGATCATTAAGATCCTATACTGCGGGCTCGGCAGCAAATCACAATGAAAGAACTGGAGTAGTATTAGTTGGTAATAGAACAAGTCCAGTGATTAGTCATTGGGGTAGTGCTTATCTAACAGATGGTGGATTTGATGCTGACCGAGGTTACTTGTTTAACTATCAGGCTACGTCTTTCGTAGCATCAACAACACGTGCCACAGCGTTCTTAATTAGGTTGGCTCCAAGCGTGTCAAACGCCATCGTTGGCGATTTAGGCGATAGAGAGTTAATCAACAGAGCGCAGTTACTATTGCAGGGCATTGAAGTTACTGCGGGTAGTGGTAGTGCATCTGGTATCGTTGTTGAAGGTGTATTGAACCCAAGTAACTATCCCCAAGATCCGACGCTAATTGAGTGGAGAACCTTAGCCAACCCAGCGTTAGGTGGATTACCCAGCTTTGCACAGGTAGCACTCGGCAGCTCAGTAACTTGGGATAATACATTTACTGTGACTTTTGCTGCGTTTAGTGTATTGGGTCCGTATAATAGAACCTACTTCCTACGATTCCTTGCTACGGAAACCACTAACGTAAGACCTGGTATGATTGTTAGCTCACCAACCCCTGCGGTTCAAGCATTGATTCCTGGTGGTATGACCGTGACTGGATTAAGTGGTATATTTAATATCAGTGGCACAAACTATAGAGAAGTTTATTTCAACAGAAACTTCTTAGGTACTGTTACTAACGGATCAGAATTTTCATTTAGCTCATTGGCTAGCTATGCTGCCCCAGGTGAAGCAATTTTCTCATTCGTTGGATTACCTAACGCACAGACACAACTTGATCTAAGACCACTGAAAGAGATTACTAATACTGCTATTGGTGGTAGGGGAATGTATCCAAACGGTCCAGATGTGTTGGCAATTAACTGCTTCTTAACTGGTGGATCAACACAAGAAGTCAGTATTGTGTTACGTTGGAGTGAGGCGCAGGCCTAATCAAATTAGGGTCACAACATCAAATATTGTTTGAAGTTTGGCCCTAACTGTCTTATTTCCAAAACTACTGCGAAGGCCTTGATGTAACGGCTTTGGCGCGGTGTCTATATTACACCAACACCATCCGTTGTGCTCGCTGCTGAGTTTTGGTATGAACTCGTTGTCTACAACACACAAATATGTGTGGAAATTAAAGACGTTATCGTTGCTGACAAATGTTTCTAATGGAACTGATTTAATAATAGTAGGAATATCACCGATTTCTTCCTGCATTTCTCTCTGAAGTCCCTGCCATGAATTTTCTCCAAGATCATTAGTGCCGCCCACTAGTCCCCAGTGACCTGAATGTTTACCAGTGGCTTTTTGCAGAAGTAAGATGCGTCCAGAAGATTTAGAATAAAAAATTGCACCACTACATACTATTCGATCTTTTATAGTTCTAATCTCCATGTTCCTCTTGGATACTCCCCTTCAAAGCTCTTACGCCAACTGACGCCGTCCCACTTGTATTGAACATTAGTATATATGTTTGTAAGGTAAATCAAAGAGTCCATTGTGGCAGCAGCATCAAAAATTACTTGCCACTTAGTGCCATCCCACTCTATAATATCATTAGTATTGGCAATAAAATCGCTATCATCTGCGTTTTTCCATGCATTTGGACCATCCTCATTAAGATAGACCTCGTATGTGATTACGTCATCTATGTTAACTGTATTTGTCAATTTTATAGACAAAAGACCTTGTGCATTGATTTGTGTAAATGTAACTGCCAAATCATTGACGTAAACTTTGACATCATCAACATTATCGTAGTCCACAGCAGTATCTATTCTATTACTACGACTATCTGCTATTAAGGTTTCTCTAACACCTCCACCTATATTGTTTATAATCAGATATCGCGTGCCTAATGTCGGTATAGCCAACCCAGATCCTGGCGCACTTTTTTCTGGATCTACAATAGCATCGAATGTTCCGGGACTATTTGGTCTCGCTGTACTGATAATATCTGTATTACTGGGATAAGTGTCTGGATCCCAGTTGACTGTTAGTATACTTTCATCTAAACTGTTTATGGCCACAGTTCCTGAAACTTCTGTGCCGTCATTTTGAATTAAAAATATCTGTGTTGCGCCTGCACGATATTTTCCTGGATAGGCATCAAGAACTGTACGCCAATTTATATTGTCTGGGGTTTCGATATCCACATCAGTTATATCCGTAGCATCTGCACCAGTAACTTCGCCTTGATCTAAAAGCCTTGCCTGCCCGCCATAAACTACTATTCTATAGTTGTCAATGGTCGCTCTCACGGTATCAATTACTCGTGTACCTGGTGTTGTAGGTAATAAGTCAACCCCTAGTCCTTCAATATATCCGTCACCACCACGATCAATAGTATCTGCTACACTCATGATAATACTATGTACTACACCTAATTTTTTAACTTTACTAGGCGGACTAATGTATATTGGAATGTCGAAACTAAGAGTAGCAATGTCTATATTACTTTCTGCCCCTACTGGTATACTTCTATTACTAAACACTACATCACCTAAGTTTATAACACTTAAACTAGTCCAATCTAAATAGTTGTCAGTGGTTTGTATTTCTAAACTAGGGTTAAACAGCATTAAAATTTGCTCTAATAACTGTAATTTTTGTTCAGTACTACTGGTCCAAATATCAGCCTTTAAAGTCATTTTAAATGGTGTAGGCATTAAACGCTCTACAGTATAATTTCGTCCTTGACTGCTAGTATATTCGCCGTTTTCAACATCACGTTCACGGATATGCACCTTACTAACGTGTGTAGCATCTGCTAATCGTTCTTTATCTAAATCAAGATCAGTGATATAAACAGCAATACGTGGCGTGCTGTTAATTTTATTTTCGCTATTTTGTTTTAAAATATGCGCTACTTGTCTATCGCTGTCGCCATACATTACAGGTACACGCACCAATCTACCATCGCCATATTTTACTACAAAATTACTGAGAACACGAATAGTTTGCAACAAATATCTTCGTATTTGTCCGTCATAAAAGAACTGCATTATAAATCTGCCCTTGGTTTAAGTGCTTTGCTAAGTGCTTGTCGTTCTTCAACTGTTTCACCTGCAATAGTATTTGTGGTTGTGTTATTAATAAAACTGGTTTTGAGTGTTTGTTTTGTATCAGTATTTGTCAATGTATGACGTACACTGTCTTCAACTTTGACCCAACGCCCATCAGCATAGCGGAATAATCTATTTGGCGCAAAGTCTGTACGTAAAAAGTAATCATCTTTTTGTGCGTTAGTAGGGAACTGTATACCGTGGCCAAACTCATATCCATTAGGCGGTGCACCATCACCTAACAAATATCCAACATAACCACTGCGTTGTGCTCTACCATGTATTCGGCTAGTATCTAATCCAGTATCACTGGCATCTATATCTGTTTGATCTACAGTTTCTAATGTAGGCTTACCAGTATTTGGATCTACAGCCAAAGTATAAAATTGCTGTGTTTCGTAACCACTTTTTGGAGCATCTGCCTCGGCTTGGGCTAGTATAGCATCGTTAACTTGTAGTTCTTTACCCTTAGTGCTAAGGATATCTCTAAGTGTCTCAGTACCACATTCAGTTGCAGGCTGATCCAATATATCTGCAAACTGCTGACTATCAACAATCTTTTTAAGTTTTAATCTATATAAATGTGGCCACCAAGTCTGGCTAAATCCTTCGCTAGCTCTGCTAACATCTTCTATAACAAAGTATCGTGGCAGTGCTATCATGTAATCATTCAGTGCAAATTCGTCTTTTAAATGTGGCAGTTCAAACACATCTCCGCTGATAGGCTTGCGACCCACTGTTTTAATCCAATCATTAATATGTACAGTCATGAATATAGTATCGTTGTCTATAAACAAGCCAAATTGACTAAGATTAAAATCTAAATTTTGTACATTATAAATTCCACGAATTTTATAAATGCTGGGATCGTATTTTCTATCCCTATTTTCTAACAATAGCAAGTCTTGTATGTTAGTAACATCTAGACTGGTGTAATTGGGCTGGTCCGCAGTAGCGTTAGCTTCGCTAGTGTTGACCCCAATATATTTGTGTAGGTAAAGATCCGTACCACCAACTTGAAACATTTCAGCAATTTGGCGATCTATGAACTTGTAATCGTTACCTCGTTCGGGTTTATATAATGATAATCGTGGCATAGTGATATTTATCAGTAGCTAAATATACTAGGAGAGCAAAAGATGCCTGAATCAACGATCCTAAGAGAAAGAGAAAACGTCTATGATTACGTTAAAAACATGCTGGCTGACGGCATGGTAGATGTTGAGCTTGATCCTATACATTATGAAACTGCACTAAATCGTGCTCTAGCACGATATCGACAGAAAAGCGCACATTCTGTGGAAGAAGCTTATTATTTTTTAGAGTTAAAACAAGATACTAACGATTATCGTTTACCTGACGAGATAATTGAAGTCCGTAGTGTGTTTCGTAGAACAGTAGGTAGTAGAACAGCGGGCGGTAGTGGCGGTACATATTTTGAACCTTTTAATTTGGCCTATACCAACACTTACTTATTAAATAGCACAATGTTGGGCGGTCTCGCTACTTACGAATTATTCGCTCAATATCAAGAAATGGTGGGTCGCATGTTTGGTGCTTACATCGAGTTTCAATGGATACCGACCACTCATACTTTAAGAATTTTACAGCGTCCTTACGCAGAAGGCGAACAGATTATGATTCGTGGTTATAATCACAGACCTGATGATATACTTTTAAGAGATCGTTATGCTGGCCAATGGTTCAAAGATTATACGTTAGCAATCTGTAAAACTATATTAGGCGAAGCACGTAGTAAATTTGGCAATATTGCAGGTCCTGGTGGCGCCGGTGGCTTAAATGGCACAGCATTATTAAGTGCAGGTAAGGAAGAA